TGTCGGCCCACGTAGGGTTGAACTGGTAAACGGAGCTGGTGCTGACTTCCTCACGGATAAACCCGCTGTGTGGACCACTGCTAGCTCCAATCACCGGGGTGGCGTTGGCAACAGCGCAAGGGGGGACACCGGCAAGTCCTTTGTTTTGAGTTGCACTACGTTGGATGGCGACCTTGTGCGCCTTGTTAACAACGTCATACGTGCTATCAAGGATGCCGGGGTTGGGCTGCCAGTAAATCTGTGTACACTTGCCCGTTGCACTGGCGTTCACCTGGAAAGATGTGGTACCATATGCTCGAACAACTATAGATTTCAAGGGCTGACCGCCCGGGTAGTAGGGCATCTTGGCAGATGCCCACTGGACATTGAAAGGGTCGTCGGCCAGAGCCAGAAACTGGTTGGCTTGGGGGGACAGGGAGTTCTGCACTTTGATGTGCTCCTTCACATTAGAAGAAAAGTCTTTAGCGACTTTCTTCGCGCTGCGGTCGAAGCTCTTCATTATCTTCTCTCCCGGAATGTTGCGTCCTCTGAAGGCTGAGCTGACCGTCTTGTCAGCCTGCCCATTGAGGACGCGTCTGTTATCATTCCTGATGTCCGCCTTCACTGCTTGGCGGACTTCTTTCTTTGTTTTCCCTTTCATTGTTGTTGTTTTCCTTGTTTCCGCCACCTTCCTCTACTCTAACGGGAAAACTGCTGTTATTCCTTTTGTTTTCCAGAGCTGCTTTGGTATAATTGATACGCGGGCCAATATCAATTAGCAGTTCTTTGAGGGCCCATTTGCGAAGGCGCTTGTATTTCTTTACATCCTCACTATACATACGCGCGTACGAGGCCATCGTACTCATCGCAGCTTTCTTCCCTCGGTTCAGGTGTGCAAGCGCAGCTGCATGCTTTGCTTGGTACTCAGGGGAGCACTTCACCTTCCCCGTCTTTAGCTTTGTATATTTGAACCCACAAAAGGAAAAGTGGTCATCAAGTTTGGCATGTCCGATCTTGGTCAACTTGTATCCCATCTTGGCGGCAATCTCCGTCACTCTCGCGTCAGTCTCTCCCTGGACCATAAACTCGTATATCCAGGGGAGCGACTTAAAGAGAGATTGGATAGTGTTCATCCAATAGGTCAACAAGTTTCCGGACTCAAACACTCCGCTGACGGT